TATCCATGAACTGGTCTTGTTCAAGAGGCCCCTCGCAGGATACACTAAATTAGAGAAACATCATTTTGCCGCGTTGCACGCACGCAATGTACTGTGGCAGATGTGATGCCAGTGGATGTAAATGTCACCACGGATGGTAGGTTAGAGACAGTGCAATTTATGAAAAATGCACTGTCAGTTCCTATGTTATCCACAACCGTGATGCTATTAACATTAACCCCACCAGCCAAGCCAAGTGTCGTTGCTGTCAGGCATCTATAAGTCCCGGATATGACAAACGTGCCAGTGGCCCGAAATGTCATAGTTAAGACAGTGGCGGACCTGGAGACCAAGAGGTATCTAGGACCGGATGCTGTGACAAGAGCGCCAGCAAGGTCGAGCCTTCTGGTACTAAGGAGTGTATTTGTAGGTTGAGGGAAATATAACGTAACACTGTAGGAGATGAAAACATCCCCCACAGCATTAGTCCCAGCGCCACCATATGTAGCAATACCCAATTGGCCCAAATCGATAAGTTTGTGATCAGATGTTGAACTGTCATCACAAAATCTCTTAACCTTATCGGTGGGTACTCTGAGCATCGCTTCAGCCCAAGGGGCTGTCTCTTTAAGTACGCTGTAATTCGCCAACTCAACTCTATCAGCAGGCTCAGGATCTTCCGAGTCCTTATCAAAGTAAATAGCCACTCTCCCCACCTCAGTGGTGGAACACAGGGGGACATAATGTAACACAACGCTGTTGAATGTGTATTGATCAAAATTGGATGCTATTGCGGGCAACCAAGAGAACAATGTACCATTCAACGGGTTGAGTTGTAACAAATTGCCGACAATTCCCCCGTTAACCTGGAAACCTGTGGAATTATTCACTTGAGACAGATACTCACGGTGGGTAACTGTTACAGACCCAGACGTCCTGCCAGTAAACTTAGGCTTACTACCGACAAGTTGTCTAGTGACCGCAACCGGCGCCATTATAGCACCACCCGTTCCACCTACATGATTAATCATCTGCTGTTTCTTACCTCCTCTTCTCCGCACTGCTTTGTACGCTCTTTTAGTCAGATCGACGGCCCCCTCTACGAAGGCCATCCCATTATTCTTAACAAATCCCTGTAATGCCGTGGCCCCAGCAGCCGCGCCTAATGCCAGTAATTGCTTTGTGCTCACCGGGATCATTCCCGTGTTATTGTTTCTTCTTACCATTGCCATGTGTCTATCCTGCGTGTGTGTATTCTT